TCACCTCCCTCCATAACCAACGCTTTCACAATGCTGGGTGATTGGCTTAACGGTGCAGACAAATAAGGTATAGGTTGTCGTGCCCCTTTACTGACTCAATTGACGCAATTGCGTATCCTTTGTTTATCAGTTGCCCAACATATCTAATGACATACTCTAGACTTTTTGGCTTAAGTGGATTGAGGAAAACATACTCTTCGTTTGGCGTATTAATTGGTCGTAGTTGTTTAACTTCACCCATTACTAGACAACGCCTTCTCCTGACTTTTCTGTAACATTTCCTTGATCTGGTAATAATCCAGTCCCATTTCGTAAAGCACGGCCATTTTGTACATAAGCTTGTCCACGAGCATTATTTCGTTCGATGTCATGTAGTCAAGCGCAACGGATTTCTTGCTCGCTCCTCGTTCTTTACGAAGTTGAGCTGCAATTTTACCAGTTACCATTTTGTAGGCTAAGTCAGTGAATAACTTGTAATCCCATTTGCTGTGTTCTGGGTTGCCCTTGATTTCATCCGTTAGGGATCTGCGAGTTGGTTTTAGATTTAATTTTCCGATTTGACGCCTTTGGAGTTCGGAACGCATTTCAAAGAATTGACGAACTAGTTCAACTTTGAAATCAGCAACAACGTCTGTGTTTTTAAGAAATGTAACTAGTAGAGTCGCTTGCTCTTCCGTAAGGTAATAAATCTTCTTGTCCTGAATACCTCCTCTTGTTTTCATGGGTGTGATTTCAAATCGCACCCTTCCGAACTTTTCAAGTCTTTTTAGATGCTTTTCGATTGTTCGTTGGACGGAGCGATAATCTATTTTTGCGTACTCAGCAATAACGTCACTAGTCGTAAACGGTACAGCCTTGATGGAGTTTGGTTCGAGAAAGACTAAGTCTCCCATTGATATCCTCTCCTCGATTTAGTTGACCGCCATTTACAATCAGCATCCTTATAGGATTTAGCCCTCCTTGTGTCGAAGAATGTACGCGATAGGAGGTAATTGCACTGGATACCAAAACTAAAGAAACAATTTTGAAGTTTTTAATGGAGTTTAATTCAGAGAATTTTAGTCAATACAATAAGGGTTTACACGAACTCTACGATGACTTGATTGGCATAGATCCATACTCGATAAGAACCGCTTTAGGAATTCTTAAGAATGAAAAACTGATTGACTATTCGGAGGATATAAACGAGAAAATCACACTTATCCATCTAACTCATAACGGGTTGGAATATTTTAACAAGAAGTCCGAAGTCATGAGACAGAAATGGTCAGATCGTCGTTGGATGTTATTTCAGGTTTTACTGGGTTATGTCTTTGGGTTCGCTTCAGGTTTAGCGCTCGCTTGGATTTCTTTTACCTATTTCAAGAAATAGTGCGCTCCAGCAATGAATCCTGTTATAATGCCAGCGCTAAGAGCAATCGCCGTTAATAATGAGCGAAGTATATGAGGTTGTTGAGTTGAGGCCCTTTGTGGGCTTCTTTTTGCCGTCTCGTGGCCTAAGCATGTTTCGATGCGGATGTTCATTAATATCCTCTCCTTGATTTAGTTGGCCGCTTTTTCACAATTAACCAACTTTTTCTTTCTTCCTGGCATCGATCCACTGGATAAAATCCTTTTTTTCAACCCTCTTGGATAGACCTATCTCAAAGTTAGGTATCCCTCCGGCAGTGGGCTTTCGTTGAAACAATTCGTAAACACGCCCCCGGGATATTCCGAGATAATCAGCTATGTTTTGGGCTGTGATCACTTCAGGTAACGCATCGATGGAAATATGTTGCTTAGCCTTCATTGGTCGTTTCCTTTCTATAGAGAATTATTTCTTTCCTGTTAAATCGGATTCAGGACCACAATAAATAAGGTCTTCAGGTACGTTATATAAATCCAACCACAACCGCATTAAGTTGTGCGGTATTTCTGTTGAATCCTTTTCATACTTTGTGACCGTATCTATGTTTTTGCCAGATAATTCAGCAACCTCAGCCTGATTGTACCCTCTGTTTACCCTTGCAGCTCGCCATGTAATTCTGAATATCTCCTTAACCGCACTCACCCTGTCCACCTCCTTGATTTTATACTAATCCGATTTAACAGGAATGTCAACATATATTTTATGAAAAAATGCTTTTAAATATGCCTAAAATCGGATATACTCGGAATGTAACATCATCGTTAATTTTATTTTACCGGAGGGAAAACAATGGCACGGAGTAAATACACTGAGGTTGAGATAGGAATGATTAAAGATATCTCCATCAACCTTAAACAAATACTGCACCTTAAAGGTGTTAGTCAAACTGAGCTAAGTGATAAAACAGGATTATCGACAAGTACTATTTCGGACTATGTTTTAGGTAAAACGTTAATGTCTCCCGGAAATCTACAGAAAATATCAGATGCATTAAATATTCCAAAATCAGATATAAACTCTTCGCTTAAAAAATCTCAAACCTATAAGTCAATACCTCTTATAGGTACAATCTGCGCAGGAGAAGGCCTAACGGCTGAGCAGAATGTTGAAGACTACATCCATTACCCTTTCTTGAGTAACCAACAACCAGACTATGCCCTGAAGGTTAAGGGGGACAGTATGGTTGGCGCTGGTATCGAATCAGGGGATATAGTCTATATGCGTTACGCACAATGGGCTGATCACAATGGGCAAATCGTTGCGGCGCTTATTAACGGCGACGAGGAGGGAATGTTGAAACGCATTAAGTGGTCGGAAGGATCACCACAAATAAAGTTAGCACCAGAAAACCCCAAACATAAGACTATCGAAGTCTTACCAAATCAAGTGAGTATATGTGGAATTTATATGGGACACTTCAGGCCAGCAAAACATACGTCTAAGGAGTGATGCATTATGCAAGGATATTATTACAGGCCAAAGTGTATCTGCTCTGACAAAAAGAAATGTAGCTGTGGTGCAACCTGGTCGTATATCGTTGATGTTGGCGTCGATCCAAGCACAGGAGACCGTAAGCAGGAGAAGAAAGGAGGCTTCAAAACAAAGAAGGCTGCGCAACTTGCATGCGGTATAGTGATTCAAGAAGTGGAGCAAGGAACTTATGTTAAGGAGTCAAATATCACGTTCGAGCAATTTTCCAAGGAATGGCTAGGCTATTACAAAAACACAGGCAAACCCAAAAAGAAGAGTACGATTAGGGTCAGGGAGATTGAGATTGCAAGAATAAAGACTTTCTTTGCAAAACTAAAATTAAAAGATGTAACACGCAAGCAATACCAAGATGCCCTAATTACCTTAAAAGATAGGGGATTTTCAGAAAGCTCAATCATAGGAGCGCACACAACAGGACGCATGATATTTAATAAAGCTGTAGAACTTGAGTTAATCAAGAATGACCCGACTAGGTATGCTGCAGTGCCGAAAACAACTAAAACGATCGAGGAGTTAGAGGAGGAAGAGGAAATAGAGAAGTATCTAGAAAAAGACGAGTTATCCCTTTTTCTGCAAACTGCCAATGATAAAGGATTAGATAAGGATTATCTGATTTTTCTATTTTTGGCGTACACAGGCGTGAGAATAGGGGAGCTATGTGCACTGAAATGGAAAGACATTGATTTTATCGAAGGTAGCGTCAACATCACCAAGACTTACTACAATCCAACCAACAAGGCGACGGCCTACGAATTATCTCCACCGAAGACAAAGGCATCTAAAAGGAAAATTTCCGTTGATGGAGTTGTTTTAGAAGAGTTAAAAAAGCACAAGTCAAGCCAAAATATTACACTCATGAAAAACAGGGATTCTTACCATGATAAGGATTTCATATTTGCACAGGAGGATAAATTTCTTGGTTATCCAGAGACTACTAATTTCATAGAAAGACGCATGTGTCGCCTGTTAAAGCTCGCTAGCTTGAACGCATCGTTGACCCCCCACTCATTACGACATACCCACACTTCTTTACTTGCTGAGGCGGGCGTCAGCCTCCCGGAGATTATGGAGAGGCTCGGTCATAAAGATGATAAAACAACAAGATACGTCTATATGCATACCACAAAAACAATGAAAAAAGAGGCCTCCAAAAAGTTCAGCGAACTCATGAAAAACCTCTAACTATTCCGCGCTTTTCTCGGGCGTGGAATATCTTTTGTTCCATTTCGTTACCCTTTCGTTACCCTTGAGTAAAAATAGTGTATATAAAGACCCTTCGACCGTTGGTACAGCCAGGTTCGTAATTTTTATGCAAGGTATACCCAATATCTCATGCCCACTATATCCCCTAACTGTAATATCTTTATTGATAGACCGCAAAGACGCACTACAGGCTAACCTAGAGGTTATTTGACTCTTGCATACTTGTAACATCTTTATTAATAAAACTCCACCTTCATCGGAATTACGTTACCCTTTCGTTACCCTCAGGCCCTAAATAAATACGATCTATTGCGACCTTATAAAGATCAGCCATTTTAGATAATAAACTATATGCCATCTCGCTTGAATCTATTTCAGCCTTATTTATATCCCCTACGGGTACATCGCAGCACCTAGCAACCTCATCACCTGTGTACCCGCAAGAAATCCTGATAGCACGCAATGTAATTTGGAATATAACCACTCCTCCTTTACGTTTCTGCCTAGACCCCTAATCAATGCCAAGCGCCCATCTCCATTCGTTGTTACCTATAAATTCCATCAATCGTAATAATCAACGATATTACAAGCATATACCCCTTTCTTGGTCGAAATCTCGAAAACCATGTCGAATGAATTATGAACAATTGGTCAAGAAAGATAACCTTAAGTCTATATATTACGCGCAAAACGCCAAAATTACGCTTGCAGGATTTCACAAACACCATGTGGAAGTATTTTCCTATGGTGGTGATGCGATGAATTATGATCTGTTGGCAGACAATAGGATACAGGAAATACTAGATAAACGCGGCATGGTACAGAAAGATCTTGCTGACATGATTGGACTTTACCAAAGTGACATAAGCGATATCATTGCCGGCAAGGTAAAACGACTTACTCTTGTGCGAGCAGCAATGATATCGGTAGCCCTCGGGTACTCGATGGAATATATTTGGCCTTCTTTATTCAAGTAGGTCAAATATATTTTTTATTTTTTTGGGCATAAATATAGACTTTAGTCTATATCATATATCAAACAGTAAGACACTAAGCGAACACGATCACACAGTGTCTTACATTATACTACGCCAGTCATACAAAACGTCGAGGGGTGAGGCTGTGAAAAAACGCAGAACATTTTGGGATGATCCCAGCATTGGACCGAGGTTGGACGCTATACCAGATGGTGAACTAAGTACGATTGTTCGCATGGCACTCCGCCAGTACTTCGGCATCAGCCCAAGTAAGCCGCCGGAACCCATTACCCCGGATGCGGCCCGGTTGGTGGCTCGGGAATTGATGCTCAATCTTAAAGCCGAAAGGTCTTAAAAACCAAAAAGCCCCGACATCCCGCAGGACATCGAAGCTCTTGACAGAAGGCAAGACTTTCCCTATTAAGTTTAAAGTTTTTAAACTTTATTCGACAACCATCGAAAATATACCGAAAAGGAGTGGAATACCATGTTGGTAAAAGTTGTTAACCATTTTCGACGACATAAATCATTTTATATCCAAGTCGGAATTGCTACAGCTATTTTATTGCTTATCCCTGGTACGGCCTTAGCGGCGGGCAGTATAGACGACGGCGGACTGAGAGCATACAAGAAAATATTCTCCGTTGGCAAATGGGTTATTATCGGAAAGTGGGCGCTGGATGCAATTCAGGGAGGTCTTAACGGGGATTACGATGGAGTCAAACAGAAGTCTATTGCTTATGGTGCTATTGTTGCCTTGTTAATATTAATACCTAGATTCGTATTTGGAATTGAAGATTTCTTAAGTTAGGAGGTTTCTAGATGCTTGCACTTGCATTAAAGGGAGGAGTACTGGCGGCTCTCGTCGCACTGATAACTGCTAAGCCCGATCTGTTTGTGAGCTATATGCACACAGTTACCATACTTGGCTGTACCATACTTGTAATATTGTACGTCGCCGGACTAAAGCAGGGTATTCGTTATGCCGGGATATTACTGGTTTCTTACATCATGATTGTGGCCGTTCTTGGCCCACCGGCTCAAGCAGCTCCTATTACAGCGTCGGATTATGTTGTTCCTGTCGTTGGTCCTGTTTCCTCCCCTTTCGGACCTCGTGACGGGGGATTTCATCACGGTATAGACTTTGGCGTAAGTGAAGGCACTAGGGTCCTCGCCAGTAAGTCCGGAACGGTACACGATGCAGGATATATGGGGAACATAGTCGGCAATGTAGTAGAGCTTAACCATCCAGACGGTACCCAAACAATGTATGCCCACAACAGCCAGGTATTAGTAATCGTTGGTCAACCGGTTAAACAAGGTGAAATTATCGCCCTGTCAGGGAATACTGGAAGGTCAACCGGTCCGCACGTACACTTCGAAATACGCTTTGATCAGGGTAGACGCTCGGTGGATCCAGCTCCTTACTTAAATCTAGAGTAGGAGGTATTGAGATGAAATCTAAATCCGTTAAGTTCAGCAAGTTTATTACCCTCGTTCATCCCGAGTATATGTATATCAAGCTAACGCCTAACAACTCTATATTAAACAATGCCACGGCTAATATCGCTACGACCATAGGATCTTTGTACCGAGACATTAAGCGAAGCATCAAGGTTGAACACGGAAAGCTTATTACTATCCTTGGCAGGGAATTTATGCTTGGTACTAAGTATTCGATAGCCACGGCACCTAAAGTTTCCTACTTTATATACATTGAAAAGAAGCGTATCGAGTTCTACTTTATTGTCCCTAAGCAATACTCGAGCATTTTACAAGAGAAGCTATCCAGCACTTGGAAAGGACTCACGGCAAAACCTGTTGCCGATATAGTCACGATCCCCGCATTTGGGGATTCCGCAACCAAGTATCATCTGTTTTATCGCAAGGAAGACGGCTTAAGTCTGGCCGTAGACAAACGCAATAATGACCTACTAGAGGCAAATCTTAACATCGTGGACATCATGGAGGATGGCGACAAGGTAGGGATATTTTATAACTTTATTCCTACGTCCCAATTTTCGTGGCCTACTAAGTATAAGAAAACCATAGCGAAGTTGCGTAGCGATCTACCGGTTGACCAAAATGTAGCGAACGTAGGATACCTGCTTAAATGGGCTTTCACTCAATTAAACGGTCTTATTAACAGTGCGAGCGCAATCCTTGCTGGGGAAAACAAAAAGGCGATTCGGTCAAAGGAATACGAAGTATTTGATCAGATTATCTCTAGTCTTAGAAATACCAAGATCATATCCGAATACACCCTGTCCAAGGGTAAAAGCATGGTCCTGGATACTCAAATTTTAGTGCTAAGCGAAAGCAAGGATAAGATGCGGCAGTACAACAATGCCAAGAGTCTTGCCCAGAGCTTTGATACGATCACGGAGGATAACTCTTTAACCCATAAGCGTTTGTATGGTAAGTTTAATCCGTTAGGCACTAGAATAAGGGGTGCCACATCCTTCAAGGCTAGTGAAAATGAGTGCTCTAATTTTATCGCGCTACCGGGTAGGGAGCTACTGGAGAAGCACAAGTTCATCGAACGGATCGGAACGCTTGAATCGGAAGTACCCGAAGAACTTCTTACCGGGGTTATGTGCGTAGGTACTAATACGTTTAAAGGTACTAGCCAAAAAAGTTATTTGAGTACTGACCCTGAGTACAGAATGTTAGGACTTGTCTTAATTGGCCCGAATCGCGCCGGCAAATCTAAGTTCTTGGCAAACATAGCTAAAGACGCTATCGAGGCTGGGGAGTGCGTTATTATCCCCGACTATATAGGCAGCTGCCAATTAAGCACCGAGATTGCCAGCGCATTCCCTCAGGAAAAAGTACTAGAGCTCCGGTGCGATAACTGGGACACCCTTCAAGGCTTGGGGTACAACGAAGTCCCGCCGAGCATAGATCCCTTTGTCCAATATAAGAACGCCAAAGAGCAGACCGCTCTATTGATGACATTGGTGGACAGCATAAACGCGGATGACGCTAATTTTACCGCTAGGATGGGGAGGTATTTCGAGAGCGCTGCGTTAACCGTTTTCCTAACCAACGGCAATATTAAGGACGTGTTTGCGGTACTGATGAATTATAAAGTACGTAAGGAATTTATTGATCGGGTACCCAAAGAACAGGCGGAAAACATGGAGGAATACCTTGGCTACCTACATGAGTTGGACACTATTGAAAAGGGTAAAGTAGTCGGTACCCGGATGCACCTAATCACTGGTGCAGTCGACCGGCTGCAGAAGCTAAAGGTTAACGCCTACCTTGAAACGATGTTGAAAAAAGGCAGCGAAAACAACATCGATCTAGTAAAGGAGATCCAGGAGAATCAGTTAATTGTTATTAAGATGCCGCAGAGGATGTTTCTGACTGACAACGAGCGGGATGTGTATGTAACATACTGGCTAACTAAAATATGGCTGGCACTACAGATTCGGGAATCTCAATTTGAGGCGCAAAATCTGGATAGGTCAAAAATGACGAAGGTTAACTTAGAGATCGATGAGTTATACCAGGTTAGAAACGCCGAGAAATTCCTAGCGAAGAAGTTAAGCCAACTCCCGAAATTTAACCTGAAGCCTATTATAAGCTGCCATTACTTAAATCAAATCAAACAGATCCGGGAGGACCTACGGACCGCAAACGCATCGTATATGCTAATAAGTGGTAGCGATAAGAAGAACTTCGATGAGTTAAAAAGTGAATTATACCCATACACTGAAGAGGATTTACTGAGCTTAAAGCGTTACCACAGCCTGAACTTGATAAAGTGCAACGATAACTATGCCAAGTTCGTCACCCACCTTCCAGCGCCGATTACTAGTAAAGGAGGTGATGAAAAGAACGCTGCCAAATAGTCGCAAAACAATTAAGAATCGTGAGCATTAAAACAGTGGTTACGCTATGCAAAAACATTGTATTAGTTCAAAAAATTAATTGACTAGAACACTCTGCGTTGAGTACAATGTAAGGTAATAGACGTAAGTCAATAGGACCAAAGACCTTAAAAATGCCAAAAAGGAGCTATTGGTTAAGGGTCTTGCAGGTTACTTGTCCAGGTGTAAAATACACATAGAAGGGGATGGATGAAATGAAACGAAAAAGGGACAGTGGATTCACTCTTATTGAGCTCATGATCGTTATTGCGGTTATCGGCATCCTGGCAATCGTGATTGTGCCGAAGGTTGGGATTATCAAAACTACAGCTAAGTCTGTGGGGATTGACTCAAACCAAAGAATGGTTGAGGGATATGTCCGGAGCAGAATATCAAGCTGGGTTAGCGCCGAACTAACCGGTAGTGCCGTTGGAACCGATATTTTTAATCAGTTTACTGGCATCGCGACTAACGATTCTACTAATGCAATAAAAAATCCATTTACAGGCTTAACTACTATACCGGCTATTGCAGCCGCTCCAGCTGCCGGTGCCCTATCCGTATTAAACACGGTAACCGGCACAGACACCGCTACAGGTTCCACGTTGCAAGGCCTTATTGTTGTGGCCCCCGTAGAGACATCTAGTAAGATAACGTCTGTAAAAATTTTTGCACACGACAGCCTAGGAAATGTTATGACCGATAAAACAATTACAGTTACCCCATAAGCCGATAATTAATATAAAGGCGTTATATGGACGCCTTTTTTCTTTGGGCAAATAGCCTTAGGGAGGTTTTTGCGTGACCTACGATAGTAAAATACTTTTGGCATCAATAGTTGTTGTAATTCTTTGCATAACAGATTACATTCTAACCTTTTGGGGATTAAGGATTAGTGCTATTAATGAGGCGAACCCCATAATGTTGCCTCTCTTGGGGACCCCTAATCTCCTCTTATTAATGAAGGTATTTCTACCCATCGCCCTTGGTGTTTTATCCTGGAATTCTAGAAATAGATCACGTAGATTAGTTATCAATGGTCTTGGATTAGCTTTAATTACTTATACTTTCGTTACGATGCTGCACGTTTATTGGATTGTTGTAGTATTATTTATATAATTCGGCTATATTTTTATTTTCAATGGTCCCTGGCGAAAGTCGGGGGCTTTTTTATGCATAAAAAAGCCCCCATCGCTGGAGCAACGATGAGGGCGAAGAAAGAGAAGAAAAAAGACATTGACTGATATACTGCCCAAGTTCCTACATCTTATACAGATACCACTTGCAGGTACCCAGCTCGAATTTGATCTCAAACGGCTTAAGCTCTCCATCGATCTCCCTCTGGCATCGGAAGCACAGCATTCGATTGCCGGCTAGCTTCTCTTCCGATACGGAGAGGACCTGCTCGATCTTGATTGTTTCACTGTTGAGCTTTAAGCGGAGTGCGTGGGGTGTGCCGTCGATTTCGAAGTGGCTAGGACCTCGATGGGGGTTGAGAGGATTTTCATGGTGGCGTACTCCTAGCTAGAGTAATAATTGATATACATAGACTAATAACCGATACAACTAAGCTCAAAACTGATGCGCTTCCTGCTATCCATGTCCATCTGTTTATAATTCTTCCAGTCTCGTTCGCTGAAACCAATCTATAGATATCCATAAATACAACATCGTTAATAGTATAATCTGACGGAAGCTGACGAATTATCTCATCAAGGTCTTTCTTTTTTAGCTTATCAATACCATCACATTGTTCAACATAGTTATTAAACGTGCTTCGAGTATAGCCTTTGTTATTTACGGCGCTTATATAATTCCTTGTTTGTACAGTTATCATTAATTACACCTACCTTGGAACCTAATCATCTCACAACTCTCGCGCGAAGTATGGGGAAACCTGTCCCCAAAAATAAAAAGGCCCCTACTACACTAGTAAGGACCTTGGCATATTCTAACCAACTCTTCGACCGATACCCCTACGCTTTCAGTGGGATTAAGGCGTCGAATCTAGATTCTCAATAACCCGCGCTAAATCAGAATTTCCGCTAACCTTGATGAGTAATTTCTCACCGTAATCTGACTCCGGATCGAAAGAAATTATAACTGAAGTGATATCTCCCGTTTTAACAGCCAAATCAATATACCTACTATAAAATACCGGAACGTGTCCCAATTTCTTAGCATCTAAAGTAAGCACTTTAATAGCATGCGAGTCAAATGGGTTATCCGGCTCCAATTTCAATAATAACTTAGTGTTAGGCAACAATTCTTGGCTTGGAATCTTATCAATTTCATAATACCTAAGACCCGCAATGAAAAATTCAATATTAAATGTTTCACCACTTTTGAAAGTAAATGGTTCAACAAATTCTAATGAATCAGTAGGTAATTTTCCTCCTGTTTTCTTTAAGAGTTCATAATCGCTACAATCTAAAGAAAGACCCTTCTTTTCTAGAAAGAGCTGCGTATCTTTTCTTTTTCTACTCGGTAGCCTATTAAGAAAAACTTGGAATAATTCCTTCTGGTGATATTCTTGTGCCTTATCCGGAAAAGCTGGTAACAACTTAAATCCTCGCTCCAGAGCCTCGCTAAGATTATTCGTTCCTTCATTTTCAATATATTTAAAACGATACCCTTCTAAACCATACTGCAGGAGGCCAACTACAAATCTTTCGCGAGAATTAGTGTCTTTCCATGCCAACCAAAGTTCATTTTGTTTTTTAGCATTCATCATTATCCCCCTTTATTAAGTTCAACAAATAATTCCTTCTATAAATAAGAAACCTTACAACGAAATCCTTCAGATCTGTCGTCATAATATTGTGAGGTATTCTTCGGATAATGTCATTAATAAGTTGATCGGTGAGCTTATTAAGCTTAATTACGTGAGGATATATAATATCCGAATAATTACTATATATGATTTCTGAGTATTTTAAATGCGGAATCTTTTCTTCACCAAGCCACCCGTAAAAGTAAATTCCCTTTTTGCAATACTGTTCAAAGACTCTAGAATTTTTAAGTCTTATGCCTAGTTTCACTGGGTTTGAATTGAATTCTCGACCAAGACTAGAACTATTATCATACGCTGGAGCTAATGAGGATAAACCATTTTCATCTTTGATAATACCCCAATTTTCCATGTGTCTATCAGTATTGCCAATCAAAATATCAAAAATAACAATTTCCATGAATTTGGGGAATAATCCTTCATTGTCGCAGTCTAAAAGTTGTTTTATGAACTGCAAATTAGGTCTACTACGTACGTCAAACTCGTCGTTTTCCACTAGATCAGCACCCTCATAAAGAGGATCTCCACGTTCTAGAAACCAATATGAAAGCGAACCATGGATACCGTTAAATACGCCGAGTTTAACTTCTTGCACATTATACCCAATACATTTTCCAATCTCTGAAGCAATTTTTTCTGACCAAGTATCTCCCGATCCCTCAGTAGCGTATTTAAACATTACCAATCTTCTAGTTTCAGGCTCTACCAGCATTATCTTCTCTTTTGACCCTTTACCTTTGTACTCATCTCTTTCCCATGAAGAGGCATCAATGATTTCATACATGATTACTCCGCCTATTAATTAACTATTAACGTAATAGTTAATTTTATCAATGTCCCCCCTTTTGTCAAGCTTAATTAGTTCCAGCAATTACACTAATGATCAAATCGTCTACATCCATTTTGTAATTCATTATCTCACCTGTTCTGGACATTTTTCTGTAGAAACGCAAAAAAGCCTCCCACCAATTAAGGCAGAAGGGCTTTTGTTATGTTAACCTTGCGCAATAGGAGAGACTTGGTCGTTATCCGTGGATGTACTAGGCTGAGGTGTAATAATAGGAGGGCTAACGTCAGTCACTTGTGCTTTATTTATAATGGGCTCAAATGTATTGAGGGTAACAGGTATAGGTTGCGTCGAACTAGGTTGACTTATATTGTGCGTCCCAGCTGCAGTAATGGCAACCAAAAACGAATTCAGCACGGCTAACCCAATCGCTTCAGCCGTGAAGTTCTGCGCTACGTACAGCGTAAAAAGTTGAATCGACAGAGCGAATCCCACGGCTAAGAGCCGGATCCACCAGTCGGTAAGATATTTCTTGACCGGCTCCTTAAAGAATTGGACTAGGAGATATGTCACGGCCACGAGCCCGGCATAACTCCCGAGGTATGTCGTTGTGAATAAATCTGACGGCATGCAAGTCATCTCCTTTTAATTTTTACCTAAATGATTAAGCTCTGGGTAATTGTCGAGCACTTCCGAGGGAACTGGTTTGCCTATTCTAAGTGCATTCTCTACAGCTCTCCTGTGCTCCATTTTATCTCTCGAAGCAAAGATATCATCAGACATCCTAAAGTCTTCCTCCATCTCCGCTAGTGTCTTTTTCCACTTAGGTATGCAATCAGGATTGTCCATGCCGATCATTTCAGCACCCTTCGTGTACGAGTTATTAGCCACTGACCACTTAATGCAACTATCCAAGGGGGAGCTCCTTGTTTTCCTCCTGCCTTTATGGTCATAAAATTTCATGGCATCCCTGTCGAGGATGGTAGCGCCCATCCCTTCGCTCGCCTTATCCATAGCCCCTTTTTTGCTCCGGAAAACTCCCATCATTTCAGCGCCCTTATGAGTCTCTCCTATATATACAAAGAATTTACCAGGCGATGTCGTTGGCATTGGGGTTAAACTCCTCCCTTGTTAAATAAATTATATTAACTATTTAGTAACGAGTTGGTTGCTGCATCCTTATTAAGGTTTACCCGTTTAATATTTTCATAGGGTGCCTAATTTTAGAGTGTTCAGGACTCCGCATATGCGGTTGGCTCGACGCGCCCAAAATAAGTAATCCAGCCACGATCATCAATAGGGCGAGTATAATATTCAACCCATTCCCTCCCCTTTCATTTTGGCAAAACCAAAAGCAGGTAAACAGCCTGCTCGGCCCATTACCCTACAGCATAAACTGTCCAGAAATCGCTAAAGATTCCAATGGCACCATTTTTTTGTTGTATAATTGCAAATTCCTCAAATTGATCACGCCTAAATAATCTACTTAGGCCGCTCCTACCCTTATTGAAAACTTCTGCTGCAACAATATTTTCAAAATCAAAAGGATCTCCAACCCTAAAACATATATTGCCATTTTCTTTATTCTTTTGCTTTTTATATTGCATTTCCCAGCTTGTAAGCTCTTTACTTAAGTCCATTAAATTACCTTGTGCTTTGTCTATATCCCATAATAGCCTATCACTTATTTTACTTGCCTTCTTTGTCCTTGATAATTCTGTCTTGTATAACGCTATTAACTGGTTATGCTGCTCTATGAGTATGTTGGATAATCGTAGTATTTCTGAACTATCCGGATTATCTAAGTGTTTAAATCCAGTTCTCACTTCATCCGGTATGCCGTTTTCCAGCAAAATACTTGAGCTTCCATCGGCCCCCTTGCACTCTATTACTTCAAAGCCATCCAGCCCAATAAAACGCATACTACTCAACCAGATAGGGATTTCTTTTCCGTCAAGTTTCTTAACCGCGAATTTTCCTCCCTGCTTGCATATTAATTTACCACCAAGTTTCTCATCGTGTTCAGTAAGGATAATAACTTGTTTTCTGTTAAAAAGCGTTTTAACGGCTTCCTTCATATTTAAAATCATTGAGATCATTCCTTTCGTTTTGGAAAGCGCTTGCGAATTTAATCTACCTCAGGCAAATCAACCGTCTGACCTGCGAGCTCATGGTATGAATCACTGAGAAATTGTATCTTTCCATCTGTTACAAAACTATGGCATCTACTTTCGGGACGATGTTGATTAACTAGCATCGAGGGGGTAAATGTTGGCTTTTCAAAATCTCCATTAAATGTCCATCTTTCATCGAAAGCGTGATGAGTTTTACAGCCCGAACAATATACTGCGTATGCTCCGAATTGCCCATCAGGTCTGTTGAGTATTTCAACTTTAGGCATTTTGACAACCTCCTACCCTAGATATTTCCCAACCTCTGCAGCCGTGTCGAACTTAGTTCGTCCACTCAGTAACACCTCTCCCGCATGTCCCGTAGTCGGTCCACCCACCACAATCAACTTCTTAGCACTCATCGCATCCTTGGGCACCGACTTATCTACGCCCCGCACAAACACCGCGCAATTACCGTTCTTCTCCGCTGCATCAGCACCGGCCCAGTAGTCTTCCTTGGTGTTCAGCAAAACTGCTACATCCAAGGACACGTCTATCACTCCCTTCTTCCACTCTATATAGGGCTCTCCGTGCGCCCTACTGAAACCACGGCAAATAGCCGACGCTACAAGCTCATCCCACTCACCCTGCTTCATCAGCGCCTCTTCCGTAGGGTTAGAGATAAACCCAACCTCCACCAGTACCGCAGGATAACCCTTCGTCTCCCTGAGTACGTGCAAGTTAGCAAACTTTACCCCCCGGTCTGTGAGCCCTGTGTCCGCTACCAACTCCCGCTGGATCTCTCGGGCTATCTTTTCCCCCATTCCACCAGGCGCCAGCGCTATTGTTTCAATCCCGTTTGCGCTTGGACTTGTAAAGGAGTTAGCGTGGATCGAAAGGAAAGCATCCGGCTTAAAGTCGTTTGCTTGGTCGGTGACATCGTCCAGATCACCGTCTTGGACCGCTAGGATGTTCCAACCGTTTGACTTAAGTTTAACGACAACCAAATCGCCTACCTCTTTGTTTTGAGTGGCCTCTTGATATCCGGTTGGCCCAATGGCTCCCGGATCTTTGCCGACGTTCTTGGGACCGTGACCGTAGTTGATGACTGCTCGCAAGATAATCCCTCCCTACTTAAAAATAGCCAGCGCCCCAATGCCGGCAACAATAACGGCCCCGACGATTGTACGCCAGAGCCAGTTTAGGTTCTTTTCAATTGCATCAATGCGGTGGGTGTTAGACTTCGACCGAGCTTCGATTTCAGCCACCTTGTTAGCTGTCTCATCCACCTTTTTGCTCAGGTCATTTAAGTTATCAATTTTTGTCTCAAGCCTTGCTAGGCGCTCGCGAATATCAGACATTAGCCCTTGCTCCGTCATTAGCACACCGCCTTTTCCACCTCTAATCGTTGCTACCCATAAAAAAATAACCGCTATTGCGGTGTAGTTAAGGTGCTTATTCGCCGCGTTCTCGCATCAGCACCTTTATTAGATTCTCCTGCTCAAAACCCTCGTTCATAAGCCTCGCGATTATCTCATTTTGCTTTGCTATCGTGCTTTCCTGCGTGTCGATTAACTCCAGAAGGTGCTCGCAAATACCGATTACATTACTACACACTAAATATATCCCCTTTAACTGGCTACGCCTTTAGCTCAATAAGGTATCCAATACACCCTGTATCTCGCTTTTGTTCATCTTTGCTTTATCTTTACGATAAGTTTCTTTTGCGGAATCTTTTGCCTTAATTCTATTGGCTTGCGCTTGCGTAACTTTACCTTTTTCGAGCATTTTAGTTAAAAACTCATCTCTCGTCATTATTTAGGCCCCCATTTCGGCTAATAGTAAATCCTCAAGCTCATCATCAAAAACCGAAGACGCTGTCATTACGGCAATACCAACAAAATAATGATCTCCCATGTCAACGGGTGGTATTTGCGTAAGATACTGCGTTAATTGGTCAAACTCAAAAATCGGAGCGTAAACGTATGGCTTCTCGTCTGGCATATATGCTCACCACTTTCTTAGCACGCCCAACGCTGATCGTTGGCTTAACGTGTTTATTGTAAAAGTTAAAACTGTTACTTCTCTTGATCCATCCCCAGTACGATATGACCGCGCAAGCATCTTTAAGGCTTAATTCCCTTTTCCTGCCGATTTTCTTTATTCTGCGACGAATTCTTAGAGCATTTCGCTTTCTCAGGATGGTTTTATCTCTAAAAAACCTAAACCCTAAGAAGTCGATATCCCTATCGCTAACCTTAGAAACCTGCCAATTCCCCTTGAGCTGCAAGCCTATACTATTGAGGTGTTCGGAGATCATTTTCCTCGCAAGGTGTAATTTCTTCTTGTTGCTTCCAAGTAGAACTAGATCATCGACATACCTCACATAATATTTCACGCCTAGCTTTTCTTTGATGTAATGATCTAGGCCTTGTAGAATGAAATTCGAGAACCACTGGCTTGTATAGTTACCTATTGGCAACCCATCGGCACTGTCTATGATGCTATCAATTAACCACAGGCAATCACCATCCTTGATCTTTTTCTTGAACATCTCTTTCAGGATTTCATTATCGACCGAAGGGTAAAACTTAGATATATCCATCTTGAGGCAATACTTGGTACCCTTATAATCGGTATCCAGCCACTTCCTCAAAATCTTCTGCCCATAACTAGTACCTCTTCCAGGAATGCTTCCGCAGCTAAATTCATACATACCTTTCATGATCACCGGTTGAAGTTGCAGCATTAGTGCCCAATGAATAATTTGATCCGGGAAATATCGGGGCTTATGGATAGTGCGAGTCTTTTTCGTGGCTCCATCTTGGATTGTTTTAACGTCATACGGAGACGGGATATACTTCTTATCTAACAACAAATTTCGTATTTTAACTGCATGTGTATCCATGTTATCCATGACATACTTGACCCTCTTTTGGTTTCTTTTTCCGAGAGATGACTTAATGATTGCTTGCTTTATATTTTCAAGCTCACACACTTTTTCAAAGAGATAACCTACCCGTTTCACAAAATTCCTACCTTCTTATTAGCCTCAGGGAATTTCGAGAAACCTACTAATCCCTGTTCTTCGCGGCGAAATTTCCACCAAGGGGTGAGGAATATAGGATGCAAATAGTTTTGAAAGTTTCTAATAAGAGTCTGCCTGCCGATGTTCACATTCGCATTCGACGAGGAATTGTTCAAGTTCCAGTACGAAAGGCCCGCATTCGCGCCATTGTTCCAGTTACCACCGAAGTGGGCAAGCATGCACCCTATATCCCTATGTTCTGTTGTCTCGTTACCTTATTGGAGGCGTGCGCGCCCCCAAACCCCCTAAAGAGGTTTCTTAAGAAGCCGCCCGCCGACGCCCACACTCGCATACGACGAGGAATTGCCCAAGCTCCAGTACGAAAGGCCCGCACTCGCGCCATAGACCCAGGAACCACCGAAGAGGGCAATGCGTTGCCCAGTAGCCTGGTAGTAGTAATCGCTGTAATACGTTGTACTTGCACCGCCTACTACAGATGGCAGCTCGGCAAATTGGTTGTTTGGATCATATCCCATTTCCTTCGGATAGCCGTCTACCGCTCCGTTTACATAACCTAATTGCTCATACGGACTAGCAAAGACATTGCTGGCATAATCTGCCGCGTTTTTAGCAATCCACGCTTGCCTCTCGTTTATGTTATAACCATCGACAAACTGCCACACGTCTCCAAGCGGAGATTCGATACCTCGGTAGGTGCACGGGTACTTCCCATCGTTAGTAACTAAACTGCCGCTTGTTGCTGTTATGCCACTGGCGAATCCGTTTTTCCACCCTGTATTGTACAGCATGTTGCCAATAGCGATATTCACAGGGGTGCCGTCGAAGCTAATTGCCTTGTTACTTGCGTCGTAAACATCTATGGACGTTATTGTCCGTCCATAGAATATCTGGTTGCCGCCTTGTGATGTTCCGACGGAAATCGCCTGACCAACTCGGTAGAGGTCTGCGTATGCGTTTGCTAAGACAATTCTGTTAGTGTTACCTTCGGCCACAGTTGCCAAATGTGTGGCTGTGTATTGCCCAGCGGTGAATCCCTGCATAACTGCTTGTGAATTTAACGTTGCGAATTCAACCCTGAACAAAGTTTGCAGGACATCGATAACGTGGGTATCTAACTGTTGGTACCCTTTTGCCCCATCGACATTATTGTTACGAGCGTAAGTCCTAAAGTCAACGATGTTTTTATTAATTAGCGGGTACAAGTCGGGCTTTGATTCTAGCTTATTACCAACTCCCAGAGATGCCTTGTGCTTTCCTACGTCGATATAGGGCAATTCCTTGCCGTTCGTAAAGTCCCAAAAGCACCACGGACGATAAAAGCCAGGTCTTTTTGTCCCACAAACTTGCACGGTTTTAAGTCCTGCACTGTCTGTTTTCCGGATGTAGAATTTGGGTATACGTATAAACACATTCCCCAAATCGTCCGTTACCTCGTGGATGGCTTTAAATAAGGGTATGTTGTCAAAATCGTTTTGGACTACTCCATTGCCTATCCCTGCGTTAGCGACTAATCCGAGGGCTGAATCCGTGCGAGTTAGTATCGGGGATGCTGTTTTATCCCATGATACCCCATACACATCATGCACTATCACATCGCTTGCTACGGCAAATTGTTTGCGAAATAAGTCACGCTGTAGCATTACCTACTCACCACCGTTACTATTGATTCCTGCACGTAGAAAATACTAATTGAACCAGTTTGCCAAGCAGATCCAAAGCCCGAAGCGATAGGCTCACCTGTAGTCGATGTGCAGGGCTGACCATCTGTACGTACCCGAGCATATCCAGACTCTACATACACTTCTATTTGGGATGCACCTTCGGCTCTGGCATATGTCTTTGCAGTTGTGGCTATTTGTGAATCTTGAGAAGAAGATACTTCGGGTTTACATGCTTGTATTTCGACGGGTATATTCGCTAAACTTCCAGTAATCGAAACTGGCTGTGCTGCAGCCCCAAAACTCACTACATTCTGTCCGGCAGTCTGGTCAATCCCAAACTTACCGGCTATTACCGAGCTGGCAGCCAGGATCGCAGTTACCTGCAATTTACCATCCACGGACTGCAGTGCAACAACCTGCTTGTTCCCCTCAACGTCGAGTACCGGATCTCCGGTCGCATCCACGAGCAATGTGTAGAGTTGCGATTTACCGATCGGTTGCCGTGGCTGCGAGACCATGAGTTTGCTTTCCTTTTCGAGTTCCATTGTGATCGCCCCTTTCTTTGCATAAAAAATAAGCCTTATACGGCTTTTGGATAATGCTAGCGAGTTCTGCTACTTTCTAACCGTCCTGCACTAAACATGTAGTGCTTATACAATAATAGTAATTTGTACCATCAGTATAAAAACTGCCTGATACCCCAGGAAAACTGCTATACATAGGTAGTTGAGCATACCCAGTTGTAGCGCTTCCATTAAGTATCCAAAGAGGTGTTAATATTGCCGCACCTGAAGGAGTTAATGGTGCATAGCCAAGGCGACTAATAATGCATGCTACGTCAGTGTTGTAATAATACACAAAATTATTTCCTAGGCCACAATAAACATGTCCATCACTACCTTTTAGATACCAGATCCAATTGCCTGTACCTGATTGATTTATATTACTACCAAAAGAGTTAGGCCCATACACAAATTTAAGAGCAAAGTTCTGTAACACAATACTTGCGGTAGAAGGTAAATAGGCGCTATTTGCAATATTTCTAATGCCAATGTAGGCAACAGTTGTACCAACGGCATCCAGCCTTAAATAATGAGAACAATCGCCAAAAGAAAGCACTACAACTCTTGGAGTACTTGTAGGCGCGGTAGGATTATTGTCAGACACGACTGATACGAATGGAACATTAGCTACAATCGCATTTTTAACTTGCCCTACAAGATCGTTAATTTGAGAATAATCTATCGAAGTTAAATCTGAATACATAGTGCCTTGATACAAACCCATGAAAATCTCTCCCTTCTCTCCTACGCAAGTGTTAAGGTTCTTACGATAGGAACTGTCTTAACGGTTGTAAAAGTATTGCCAGTAAGAGCTAAATTCTTTGTTATCGGAACAACCCTTACAAAAGTGAAAGTATTAAGTACACCGCTACCACCTCCTTCACCCGAGGAATGTAAATTTGTTGTACCATCCGGGTGAATATACGCAAAGGGTACTCCAGAGTTATCGTTCTTGTAGAAGTACACACCGCCATCCTCTAGAGCTTGAATATACCCGCCGCCAGTCGGCCCACCTGGCTTGAGTCGTATTGATGCTTGTTGCCCAGTAGCTGCGCTTGTGTCGTAGGCTGTATCTATTTTCCCACCGTAATTCCCGATATCAAGAACTGCTTCATCACCTATGCCTACGATCTTACCAGCTTTTATAGTTACACCTTCAAGCAATAGACCTTTGACTTGGTCTGCAACTAAAATACCCGTATAGACATAATTGGCTCCAATTTTAGTAAAGCCATTACCAAGTAAGGCTCCCGATGTATTGTCAGCATTTGTGGGAGCGAAGTCTGGTAAATCTCCAATGTTATCCCAAGACAAAACTACGCTTGGGGCAAAGGTAACCTGATCAGTTGCACCGTCGTAGACAATCTTGCCTCCGATGTTGAGAACTTCGTCGTCAATCCCAATGCTTAGCTTTCCTGTTTTACTTGTGATCGTACCTGTCTTAATTAAGCTCGCTGTCAGTGTCCCTGTGTCCATAAAATCCGCAACTATGTGCCCATCTGCCGTGATGGCCGTCCTAAATGGTCCATTGTATCCGGTGCCCGAGTATCCAAGCCCACCTTGGTTCCATCGCCATACTTTAACTGCTGTGAGCACGTCCTCAGTATCCATGATAAGCAGTTCACCGTTTCGCTTAATCACATATCCGCCAAGGGCATTGTTTATTTGTGCTGTGGCGTTGTCGATTGCCTGTTGTAGATCCGTTTTGTCCTGGACTTGTTGATTGCTTATTGTATTTATCGCTGTGTTTATACTTGATGCGAGGTTGGGCTTAAAGCTGCCAAGTTCTACCTCTTCGATCCGATTCGTAAGTAGGTTTTTCTTGATGCGAATAACCTTTGCTTTGATATCGATATTAAGCTTTGTGTGCCGGATCGTCACAGTATCACCCATGTAGACGGTTTCGAGGATTGAGTAATGCTTATATTCCACGGTTTTGGTAAGCTCGATGAAATCGACCGCGTAATTAACCATAGGCTTTTCGTTTGCGGCAAGATAGGATTGTCCGGCAGACCTTAACGCCGCCTCTGTCTCGCAGTCCGAAAACTCAATCGACTTCACAATGGGGTGCGGGTAGCTACCGATCAGGACACTGTCAAGGTATTTTTCCGGCAGCAACAAACCGTCTTTCCCAATTGGCAGTATCCTAGTGCATACCGAGTCCATATTGAGCGTTTCCTCAATGCCAATTACATTCTTGCCATAGGATACAAGGACATCTCTATCCACGCCACGCGCAGCGTATAGTCTAATTGTAAAGTTATCCCGTACTAACTCCCCACCATACCTACTAATAACCCCGCCGCTGCCCATGATAGCCTCGACGGGGTTTTGCTTATCTACCTCGTAGGTGTTAGCTGTATCAATGTCAGACATCGACGTGTAACCGTGAGCATATTGAGTATTTGAGAGTATGGCTCCCATCGCCCCGCCAGCGTTCAGACTCCCAATGGTTGCACTCTCTACGAAGTTGGCGAGTAGATCATAGAATATGTGTCGAGCATTGACTCTAATTCCAGAGAGGATTTTTCGCTTATGATAGATTCGGTATAGCTGCCCGTCAGTCTTTAGGATATTGCCCTCGACTAGATATTGCCATTTACCACGGGCATCGATGGGGTATTCCAATTCAAGCTCGAGTTTACCGTTTAGCTCCTCATCGACAAAGGCGACCTTGCAATCACTTAGGACCACGAGGCCGTTATGGTTAAAGTTTGTCTCGTTTGAATCGTAGAGATTAATCATTAGATCCACCGCCAATTTGGTGTTACCTCTACCGACGTAACTGTTCCCGTCCAGCTTATTGCGTTGTCACCAGGAACCAAGACAGGGAAATCACCGAGCATCTTGCTATTCTGTAAGACCGTGTTCTTGTACGCGTCCTTGAGCACGCTGTCGATAGTTATAGATCCATCAACGCTAGTTAGTACTACGTTGACACCATTAATTGTTAAGGTTATATTTCCGGAGCCGTTTACGACGATGATCGGCTCACTATTTGCGGTGCCTGGATTAGTTACATTGCCACTACTTACTAGGGTTACTGGAATATTAGGTATGGCATACTTAAATGGTTTGCATCGAAAGTTGACTAAAAACTGTCCAAACACCTTAAGTTCCTGTGAGATATCGAACTGATCCGAAACGTGCGCGACATAATACTTATCGGCTTGATTTCCGAGAATTAGCGCACCTTCTCCGCTGTTTAACCAAGCCTTTATTACGTCTGCTTTATTCGATACGTTTTCATCCTTAAAGGCGCATTGGATGGGGATGATAATGTCTTTGTGCGTTGCATCATCTACCTTTAGGCTTCCACTTCTCCCAGGCACCTCAATATAATCGATATTTCGCTGCGGTTTAGGGATAGGAGGGCGCTTCTCGACCAAAATCCCATAGTCAGTAAAGCTGTCTTTACCAAGAAAATTAAAGCTGAACAATTACCTCCCTCCCTTCGCCGCTACTGCTTGCAGGTAATAAAAGCCGAGCTTGTTGGCTAGTTCTTGGATATCCATGTCGTTGGCGATTACTACTTGATCAGCGTGTAGTAAGGCACCGATTGAGCTACCCCCTGAAGATCCTGCTGTTCCGGATCCACTCGCGCCACCACCATAACCATTATTATCAATATCTGGTATCGCGGCGCCAGCCAAGGCATCCGCTTGCCGCGAAACTTCGCCAACCGTGTTAGCTATTCCGAGCGCAAGGCCTTCACTGACCCCCTCCCCTATCCTCATCATCACCTTGGATGGAGAATTTATCTCAAGCGCACCGCGTATTTTGCTCTTAATCGTTTCCGCTAAACCTCCGACAACTTCACCGACATTTTCAATCATAGACTTGATGCCATCAACAAGACCCTGGACAATATTTTCGCCATAACTGAACATCCTTGACGGTAGATCAATTATCCAGTCTAAGGCCCCCTGAATACCTTCAATAATCGATTCCTTGACCTGTGGAACTGTTGTTGTTACTCCATCTTTCATGGACGTAAACATATCCACCGCGTACTGCTTTAGTCTTGCGGGGAGAGTCGTAAACCATACGAGGATTGACTCCCATGTACTTTTTATTGTGTCAATAAGAGTTGTTGTTGTGGTAATAATCGTGGTCTTAAACCCTTCCCATGCCTCTGCTGCCGTGGTTTTAATGGTTTCCCAGAGTGTAGCGAAGTAGTTTTTCACGTCCTCCCACGCTGTTTTTAGTGTGACAGTTATAGTATCCCATGCAAGTGCAAGTAAGTTTTTGATAGCATCTAGTGCAATCAAAAAACCCTGCTTGATGCCTTCCCATATTCGACCGAATGCATCTTTGAGGTTATTCCAAATTGCCTGCGCGTCAGTGGATAACCCCTCGAAATCGCCTGTTACTAGGTCTACTATTAATAAGAGGGCTCCGAGGAATATGTTTTTAATAATATCCCAGATATTCGAGAAGTAGTTTTTGATCCCCTCGAATATTGGAGTTATGGATTCGCCCATACCAGTGAACATGCCTAATGCGCTAGAAACAAAAGAGGTTATCGTGGAGGTTATACCGGATACTATCGCGTTCCACGCTGAACCGGCTGTGTTTTTTATGCCTTCCCACGCAGCAGAGAGCCCATCGGTAATAGCTGTCCATGCATCGCTTAATGCCTGCTTAATGCCATTCCAAGCAGCTGACATTGTGGCGGCTATACCATTCCAAAGATTGCCGAAAAAATCCTTTATAGGCTCCCAATTTTTATAAACGACTAACGCTAATGCTGCTAAGCCAGCAATAACGGCAATGGCAATTCCGATTGGCCCTGTAATCACCGCTATGGCCGAGCCTATAGCCGGAAAAGCTGTTGTTAGTATCCCTATTCCGGTTGCTCCACCGGCCATGGCAAGACTCATTGCACCAAGTCCTCCGATTATACTGCCAATAATTGAGATAATAGGTCCTATGATCATTAGCAATGGACCCATTGCAGCGGCAATGCCTACGATTGCAAGAGCAGCCTTTTGCCCCGCTGGTGACAAATCGGTAAACCAATTAGCCATCTCTTTAATTGCAGGCACAATAGTATTTTTTATAATTTCAGCTAAGGGCAATAGCGCTGGTCCAATGGCCGCTTGGAGTTCGCGCATGGCCGATGTTAAGGCCGTACCAGGGTTGTTATCGTCCATAGCTTTGGCCGCTGAATCTGTGGCCCCTTTGAATTCTCCAATGCCTTTTATGCCATCAGCCATGGCAATAATAACCTTCGCCCGCACGTCCTCCCATTGGGTACCGAAAAGAGCGGTACCGGCTGCGTTTTGCGCCATAGGATCTTCCATTGAAGCCAATGCAGCAACGGTAGCCATAAAAGCTTTTTGGCCGTCTTCGCCACCCTTTGCCATGGATGAGCCCATCTTCTCGGCATCTAATCCGATTGCAGCAAACCCTTCAGCAGTGGCCTTTGAACCGTCGGATGCACGGATATTAAACTCTTTCATCGCGTCCCCGACTTTGTCTAGGGAGAACGACCCTGCTTGTGCCCCAGCTATTAATATTCCCATGGCTTGGTCAGCGGAAAGCCCCATGCTTACGAATTGAGATGCATACTCATTCAATGTATCTAATAACTCGCCGCTATAGTCTCCGCCCTTTTGGAATCCAACAGTTATCAGATCAAGTGCGTCCTGTCCGGAGATGCCAAAGTTTTTCATCATGGTCCCGGCTGCCTTTGTGTTGTCCGCTACTTCCGAGCCAAACACATCGGCAATGGTCATGGCTCCTTCGGTAACTGCCTTGAGTTCACTATCGGCTAATCCGGCCATATTTTTCTTGACTGTGTCTACAGCCTCATTGACCTCTTCAATGTTCTCCCCGAAGCCATCAACCCAGACTTCTTTTGCAACTTCTCCTAGCTTTTCAGCTTCTTCGGCTGTTATTCCGAGGGATGCTTGCAGTTTACTCTGCGCGTTTTGAGCGTCAATGGCACCCTTGAGCATTAACCCGCCGGCCGCGACAATCGGCGCAGAGATCGCGACAGACATTTTCTCTCCTGCACCTTTTACTTTTTCACCGACGTTCTTAAGTTTATCAGCGTTACTTTCGGCGGCGTCTCCAAGGCTATCGAGTTCATCGACTGTGCCGGCAATCTGGTTTTCAAAACTCCTGAGTTGTTGCTCTGTGGCGGCGATTTCTCTAGAAAATGCGCGATAAGCCCCGGCCGATATTTCACCCCTAGCAAACTGCTCGTTGACTTGCTCCTGTGCTGCGCGTAGACGATTTAACTTCTCAGAGGTGTTTGCCACGGCATCAGTAAGTAATTGCTGTTTTTGGGCAAGGAGTTCTGTATTTGTCGGATCTAGCCTTAAAAGGCGTTCTACCTGTTTAAGTTCTGATTGGATACCGCGACTTGCCTTATTTACGTCCGCCAGGGCTGATGTGAGACCGGTTGTTTCAGCTCCAATGACCACGCTAATCCCCTTGATAGTTTCTCCTGCGATGACGTTCACCCCCTTTTAGGCATAAGAAAAGCACCCAGATATCAAGGTGCTTTGCTTGTGTCTAAATTAATGCCCGAGAGGGCCTAACGACCCTCTCGATTAGTTAGCGTAGAATGCGTTTATATCTTTCTGATTAGCTTTGCGCGGCTTATTATTAGATTTCCCCAGGTAAACCCCAGCATAATCAAAAAGGTCACTTACTCGGAAGAGGTTAATCTCATCGAATGAGAGTCCGGATCGCTTACCAATTGCCAATATTTCCAAATCTAAACGTTCAGGATCTCGATTACTTTTTGATTTGGAATCCTTTTTTACCTCTACGAAAGAAACCATCCGCAGCTTCCTCCATGGCTGCGGAAAGAAGAGTCGGGTCGGAGAAATCAAAACCTGTAAGACTAGAAAGCCAATCTTCAAAACTTGGGAATTTTTCAGGATGAGCATCAGCCTTCGCCATCGCCCAAACGAGTTGTAGTAGGGCAACGCTATCCAGCTTGGATGGGTCTGTTTTTATCGCTTCCATCTTCGTCAGATCACCAAGCAGGTCAGACCTGAATTCCTGCCTGTAATAAAGTAAGGCCAGAGGCGTTGCTCTGACCCGAACGGTTTGTTCACCGATATTTAACTCTTTCATAGGTCCTCCTTACGCGAATGATGGAAAATATACAGCGTTGAAGAACGCATTGTAAACCGCGGTATTTGCCGCAGAAAGTTCCATTGTACCTTTGACTACTTTTTTACCGCCAATTTCAATCGGGAATACGGTCAGATTCAGCACATCTGTATTAGGTTCAATAGATTCACCTTTTGTCTTTTCCTCTTTGGATGGTCGACTAGCTTGGCAGTCGTAATTAACAAAGCGTCGATTCTTTTCGTCGCCCTCTACCTCTCCTAATAGTGCGAACCGTTTAGGTATGCCATCTGCAATTTCGACGACCATCCCATTGTCATCGATTTCCCATCCAAGCATTTCAATAAGTATGATGTCCGGCACTAGGGCCAACTCTAGTTCGCCGGTATAACCATTATTGGACGTAATGACGAAGTATGGCATGTTGTCGGCATAGAAAGTTGACTCCTGCCCCTGCGCAGTCGGAGTCCATCGGACAGCTCCAGGGATAGCTATGGGTACGCCCCAACCGGTTGAGCCCGCAGTCACATTAGTTGATGCTCCAACAGTAACGCCAGTTGCCCCAGGAGTGAATGCGATCGCTAGTGTAGCATCGTTTGCCGCAACAACCTTAGCGGTTAAGGTAATAACCCCGCCGATCTGACTTGCTGCGAAATCTTCGCTGACCGCAGCGTTGTTGTTTAGTGTATTACAAACTACACTCGCTACCTGACTCACGGTTGCGTGTGACTCTGCCGCCAGTGCGACCTTAATCGCTAAGGGCGAACCCACTACAACACCAGACGTGACCGTTACGGTTATCTCGCCATCTGCAGAGCATCCCGCGGTGACTTCGATAGATTCTACTTGCGAGACGCCCTTGAAGGCAACGTGGACTTTTTCGAGGCCAAAAGTAACTTTATTCAATTAGTTAACCTCCTATCAGTTGTATTGCATAGATCACCTGAAACATTCTCTCTGAGCTAATCCACATCTCTGATCTCAAGTACGGTAGGCGCAACTCTTTAAGTTTGTCCTGGACTAACTTCTCAGTGGTAGGATCCTTCTTCGCCGTGTAGAGTTCAACGTCGAAGCTGCTGATCTCTACGTAATTTTGATTGTCTGCCTTAAGATCATCACCGTTTGTGAATTGGTACGTAATAAACGGCGGGGAGGGCGCAGGATT